AATAATGTTACGCAATTTCATTTTTATTAATTCATTAGTATCAATTGAAATTATTTCTTTTCTACTGTATTTATTTAATTTTTTCTCAATAGCATATCTAATTATACAACTCATATATTTATTATTTCTTGATATTTCATATGGAAATTTATTAATTCTGTTAGAATAATAAAATTCATACCATTCTTCTGGCAAATAAGTATCATACATCTTGTCAAAATCTAAATTAATATTATATTTTCTTTTATACTTTTTAATATTTCCCATTTTATTTTTGCAAGTTTTACAAGTATGATACTCTTTACGAGTTATATCAAAATTGATTTCATCATATGTTTTATATTCTTGGCATTTATTACAAAACATTTTCCCATCTATTATTTCATACTTTTTACTATTATATTTAAATGATAAATTATGATACTTGATATATGAATAGATATTGTTTAGATGTTTATGAGGTAATAACTTACAAATTTCAACCAATGTCTTGTCTTGATTTTTTATTAAAATATCTAACTCCCACTGCAACCAAGAGGAATATTTTCTCTCTATTTCTAGACCTAAAATATTACATCTTGATTGGATGGCATTATACGATCTATTGGGCAATAATTTACATAATTCCTTAATAGATAAATTATTATTATTTATCAATATTGATTTTTCTTCTTCTGTCCATATATTTTCTCTTAATACTTTAATATTTAATCTTGAACATTTAACATATATTCCTTGTGTACTTCTATTTGGAAACAAGTCCAATAACTCATTAATTGTTAAACCGTCACAAACTTTTAATAATTCTAATTCATCAACTGTCCATTTTTTATTAATCATTTTATCATCTCCTTAAATTAATTACTTTTTAAATTAAAAGAGTCAGACTATCTTAAATCTGACTCTTGCTTACGTTTAGTTAAATAATTTATTAAATTTTTATTTATAAGAAATAACCAATAAAACCTTTTTGTTTCAGGATGAAGATTTTTTGCTATATATCGTTCACCTATATTTAATAGTTCATTTTTAACTTTTGGACTATAGCAATAGAAAACCTCGTTCATAAATTAATCTCCTTTAAATTAAAAATATTTTATTTATGCTCTATTATCAGGGTTATTTGCATCTAGTAAATCTCCTGCCTCGGTTGAATCTTCTAAATCATCACCCTTATTAGGTCTTCCACCTTTAGAATCGTTAGGATTAATCTGATAACTAGAATTAAGTGGCACAAAATTATCAACAATAGAAAATACATCATTCTCAATAAACATTGAATTCATTACATCAGAAGGACTTAATCCCAATGAAGCACAATACCTTAATTTAACTGGCAACCCTAAAGAACTAGCTTCTTTATAAGACGTAACTAAATCTTCTTTATTATATTTTGTTATATCTAAGAAAGAAACTTTAAAATCTATTTTCTTTGTTTCACCTTTAAGTTTACGATTCAACCATCTTTCAAATTGGCGAAGTATATCAAACATTACACATTCGTCATTTAAAATTGACTTATTTAGTGCTGCGCCAGATGCTTTGTCGGAGTTAAAAATTAATTTTGGGACTCCGGCTGAATTATAGATAGAGTCTTCTGCTAACGCTACTCCATTTAAATCTTTATCAGATTTATTTAATTTTATTGCAGATATTTCGTCAAATGGCGACAAAATACTACCAATTTGTTCAGGAAGACTTTCTGACATAAGATTAAAATATTCCACTGCCTTATCTAAACTCAATGAAAAATTATTACTAATTCCTGCTTCTTTTAAGTATGGTATTTTAGCAACTAAGAGTAAATAATTTTCTAATTCTGTCTTAGATAATTGAATTTCCTTGTATGATTCTAACGCATAAATATCTTCAAACACAGCAGAGAAGGGAGGTATAGGATAATCAACAGTTTGATTTGCTTTTATACATATAGTCTTGCTTGAATCAAGTTCTTGCCATTTTTTATTCTTTTTATCTGATTTGTAAATCTCATATTTTATTTTAAATTCATCTGCATATCTTTCTAGTTCTTTAGGATATAGATCAAAAAAATGAAAATTGTATGAAAAATTATATACCCCATCCTCGATACTACTTATAGCACAGAAATCTGGGTTTAGAATATCAAAGAAGTATGAATTTTTAAGATTATATTCATAACCGTAAACAACATCATCTATAAAAATTCTTGAAACCAATTTAGAAAACTCATGTTTAATATTCATAACTTCTAAATAATTTATTGTGTTCATATATTTCTTTTGAACATCTTCAACAAACTTCTTATCTTTCTTAAATTCTTGTTGATTATATGCTTCGACTACATAATCAAAAGTAAGCATTGTTGAAAAATATTGACAAAGCCTTTTATAATGAGCAGAACTATCATACAAGAATCTTGATAAGTCTCTTAATTTCTTTTCATATTTACGTGGATTCCCCATCCATAAAAGCACATCTGATTTTTTGAAATTCTTGTGAAAAGTAGATTCTACTTGCTGTGTGCTATTCAAATCTCTTTTTATGTATTTCGCAAGATTAGCAAATTGCATCAATTTTTGAAACTGTAAGTCATCTTTAGACAGAGGAATATTAGTCGCAATTGTTTCGGTTATTATATTTGTGTTGTTTGTTGAGTTCATTTGATTTGAGTTAATATTCAAATTATCATTTATTTTAGTATTACTTTGTTCAGTCAATAGTTTTTCACCACCTATCTTTTACGGATTTGGGGTTTGCGAAAATTAAACATTTTCTTGACATCAATTTCAACAACATTCTTTACTTTTTTTCTATTTGCTTCTTCCATTTCATTTACTATTAGCAAACCATAAGCTAAACTAGTTGCCCTATCGCGCTTATGTGTTTTAACAATTCTATCGTAAGTTATATTGTTATTATCATTTGTGTCTTGCTTTATATTGCTCAATTCCTGAATCAATAAATCTGTCTGTATGAATTTTTCATATTGATCCACATTAATTTCATTAGTCTTGTATAAAACATCAACTTCCTCAGAAGGTAACATTAATCTGATTGAATTATTTTCAAAACAGGCTTTCATATATGTATACATTGTATTATTTAATATATTTGTTGCTGCAATTCCTCTAATTAATGGGATAGCACCTTTAATGTTTTTAGCTTTTTCATCATTATCTAAAACCAATGGTGGAAACTCAATTACTTGTTTTGTTTTTTCATCTACATATTCCCATGTTTCATAAAATAAAGAAGGCAACGGTTCTCCATTGCCCCTTATGTCAATGACTAATTTAATAGTATTAGGGAATTTAATATGTAATAGCTCTCGTAAAAATTGCATTTGGTCTGGTAACGTAGTGCCATTATGAGTTTTTGTATATACTACTTCTTTAGTGTATGTTCCATTTATTTTAGATTTTAATTTTATTACATGTGTACAAGCATTATCAGAATTATTTCTTGAACTCAATGCTACGTCATGAACTATAATATATTCTGAATTAGATTTTTTAGGTTGTTCCAATTCACATTTTTCCAACACTCTACATGGTTCAGTGATTTCATATGGAAAATAACTTTCTCCACTTGAACCAACAAAGACAGCATTGTATTCATAATCAAATTTATCTTGTGTCATAGTTGGTTTACTAAGTTCTTTTAAAATATCCTCTTCTTCAAACATTCCTGCTTGAACACCAACTTGATAGGGGAGGGTACACACATAATAGTCCTTTGAACCAGCAATCATTTCATCGTAGTGATATCTGAATCTCTTATATAAATCGCTTGTCTTCAAATATGCAGAAGATATAAATATAACTTTTCCTTTTTCTGGTTTATTGTGTCGAATAGCAGCTTGTCGTTTAGTTTTTGTCATTGGAATCAAAATTTCTTCTGTAATGCTATCTTTGACTAGTCTCGCCTCATCAACCAAGATTGCGTTAAATCTCCAACTTCTAGCTCCTTCTCCACCTCTATTTTGAGCTAAAGATATAGCACGAATCTCTGATCCATTTTTAAAAACAACAACACAATCATCTGAACCAGTTTTTATTGGGAAAGTTACCTCTCTTGCAATATTTTCATTTTTAATTAATTCGCCTTTAATTTTTTGTATTATTACGTTCCTTGCCTGTTGTCCTTGCCCACTGGCAATCCCTAATTTAACATTAGGGTAAAGAATTGCCATACAAATAAAGAAAACTGCTGTTAAATATGATTTTCCTAAACCACGACAAGCGATAAACATTGATGTTTGATATCTTGCCATAGACCTTAATATTAATTTTTGGAAAGGGTAGAGTCTTAGTCCCAGAACATCTGTTGCAAACTCATCCACGTAATATCTGTAATAGGATATAAACTCCACCCAAGCATCTATATCTATTGTTTCTTCATTCTTTGGATCGTGACTTAAAGGACTATCAAAATTGTCAAAAGAACCTTCTTTATCTTTTCTACTCCTTTTACTAAAATTTTTATATGATGTCATTATTAAAACCACATTTCTTATTTAATTGATTTATTTATGGATGCAAAGTAGTCTATTAACTTATCGTAATCATCCTTTTCTACTGGAGTATGTATTGGTATCCATTTTTTATTTTCAACCTTGTCAAATAAAACTCCAAAACAACCTAATGACACATCATTAGCTCCTCTTTGACTTTCGCTAAATTGTGCAGACTTAGATAAAGTATCAAAAGTAGATTGTAAATCTTTATATCTTTTATCTGCTCCTGAAATACCATCTAACATATCTTGATATGCTTTGTTTACAGCCAGACTTGCTTGTGCAATCTTTTTAGCGTAATCTTTATGATTTGTTGTAATTATTTTAAAGTCATTATTTAAACCTTGATAGTATTTATTAAGATAATCAATATCTGATTTGGTATATCTACCATTCCACTCTTCATTATAAGTTCTTGTGTCATCTTCGAAAATTTCTTGAGCTGAATTTAATGAATTCCTTGCAAAAATACTATCACCATATCTTAATAAACCTTGCTTCTTGTATTGGGGCATAGATACATCTTTAAAATAAATTCCTAAAATATTAGGATTATCTTTTTCTTTTTCGTAAGTGTTATAAAATACATCATCAATATATGGTCTGTCTAACAATTCACAAATCTTAATTATAGCATCTCTTGAATTTAACCCAGACTGAATGTAAGAATTATATAATTCATAAACACAGTCTTTACATGTTGGAAAAAATTCTTGATATAAAGGACTTGTTGTCTTAAAAAAGTTGCTAATATTCGCTGTTTTTATCAGTCCACATTTACTACATGTTATTTCGTTGCGTTTTATTTTCACATTTGTTTTCTTTTGGTTTTTTGCCATATTAAATTTCTCCTCAATTTATTTACTTATAGACATAGTTAATACCTCTACTATAAAATAGAGGTATTTAAACACCTACAAATATTTTCCCATAAAATCTAACTTTTAAATTAATTACTTATCCTTACAAAATTATGTAGTTGATCAATTAGATCCCTAGCATCATTAGTATTTACAGCCAAACTATCAATGTTTATATTGACATTAACAACTTTTTCTTCGCTGTCTTCCTCAAATTCATCATCTTCCATAGCTTCTAAAGCCTCTAAATATCCTAATTCTTTAAACTTATACAAAGTCTCAATAACTTTATCAATTGTACAATCAACACATGTATCTGGATCAAATACCATATCAAGACATTCAGTAATCATATCATCTTCACGGTCTTCGTTGCACTCTGAACAATAACATTCTTCATTATCTTTTTGTTCTTCAACAAATAATTCATCATGATTTCCCATACCGCAATGCTCATCACAACCAACACATTGACTACATTCGTCACAGACGTTACAATTATCCTCACAAACAACTTCAATCCACGACCAAGTACAATAATCACCTAACAAATACTTATCTACTTCATATTCACTCATATCATTACAAATAAAATAGTCAACACTATCATTTAGTGCATCTGAGTATTTATAACTTCCATCTAAACACCTAGCTGTTTCACAAATAAAACGCATTCCATCTTCATCAATGTATAAACTTACATAATAATCTTTGTACTCATCACTTAATTCCATGTCCTCGTCAATTAAATCATAATTATCAGCAACGTATTCACAAATAATTTCTGCCAAATCATTATCAGTAACAAACATAAATTGAGTTTCTGATTCAATATGATTATCAATAACTTGAAAAATACTTTCAAGTGTTAATTTATTACTCAAAGTTTTGTCTCCAATCAATTAATTATAATTTAATTAAATTTATAAACCCTGTTTATCAGAATTCAATGACGAATTTTTACTAACTTCGATATTTGTTTTAGAAGTAATTTCGCTTAATTTTATATTCATTTCTAAATTTAACTTGCCAATTATCAAAGAAATACTATCTTCTACTGGAATACCCGCATTGATAAAACCAGTGTACATTCCAGAAAAATAACTAGAATCCTTTAATCCTTTTTTAAATTCTATTGCATCAAATTGCAAATCTTCGGCAAGATTATCCGTAGAAATTCCTAGTGGTTCACAAAGTATAAGAGGGGCATCTGATTCATTTGTTTGTATTTCTGCCAATTGTGTTAATTCTTCTTTATTTGTTTCAGAGCATTTATCACACATATTAATTCTCCTTGTAATTACATTATATAGTCAATACATCCCATCTCTAAAGCTTGATATGGAGTTAAAATCCAATCTTGTTTCTTTTCTTTAACTTCGTCTAATCTAGATTCAGGAATTTTGGTATATTTAATAATCAACATTTTCATTAAAATCCATAACCTTTTTAATTCTGAAACTTCATCTTCTAAATCTTGAAGTGTGCCACCAGTCCATTGAGATGGTTGATGAGCTAAACAGTCACTATATCTGTAAGCTCTGCGTTCAGAACCAACTATAAGTAGCATAAAAGCCATTGATGAAGCATTTGCTTGATCAGTTGTAATAATTTTGTATCCCATGTCTTTTAATTCTTCTACTTTAGAGATTATACTCAAACCAGAACTTATGCTACCTCCAGGTGAATCTATCAGAATTTCTATATTTTCTCTTTCTAAAATAGGAATATTAGATTTATTATCCAATGAAACAATTCTATCTAAGAAATATACTGTTTTAAATGAAACATCTGTATCTATAACTTCGTTTATAAAAATCCTTCTATCTCTTATGGCAGAAGTTAATTTCATCTCTTCTATAATTTTATCTTGAGGAATTAATATTTCCATATGTATATTACCTTTCGGACAGTTATTTTATTATTAATCTAGTTTAATCTACAATCATAAGCACATAGAAAACCCTTATCACCAACAATACTAACTGTTTGACTTGGTTCTCCTGAGTATCGATGATTTTTGATTATAAAATCATTTATTAATCTATATTAAAAGTGATTTTCCCGAAATCGTTTTCGTAGTTTTCTTTGTAGAACCATTTGTAGTTATAACATGTTTTAATTTTACCTTTACAATATTTTAGAATACTAGAACAATCAAATTTTCCAATAATCTGAGCCTGATGAGCAGAATCCCACACTTTAATTATATTATAATCATTGTCCGTTTGTACAACTGCTCTTGATTGAGTATTTACATTTACATAATTGTCTATGTTAAAATCATCTATTTCTGATTTTAGTACCCATATAAATCCTTTATATGTCAATCTTTCATGATGACAGCATGCCCATATGCAATTTTGTTTTATGCCTAATTTTTTAGACGCATCTCTAGCTCCATCCCACTCTTTAATAATATTCCCAGACATATCTATTTGAAATATAGGTATACATTCGCTGGCATGACCTAATCTCATATTTTCTCTTGTTTCATCTGAAATATTTTGTTTAGCTAATTTAATCTTTTTAATAGTTTCTTCCGAGTGTTTATGTCCTAATGGACTACCTGCCACTGGTAATATATTATAGCCAATTTCACGTTCATAAGGCTTTAACAAATCAAACCAATATTGTTCTCTTTCTATTAATCTTCCTTTTTCTTTAACAACTTCAACTATTTCAAATATAAAATTATTAATTCCATGTTTATTATATGATCTTTGCAAGTAGATATTTTCATGATTGTTTAATTTTAGCCTATTTTTATGTTCCCTCCATCGTTTATATATATCCACTGCACTTCCAATATATATCTTTCCATTAACTAAATTATTGATCTTATAAATACCAGAAATTTTTTCTTTTTTCAAAATAAACATCTCCTTCTTTTACGAATTTTTTTATAAATAAAAAGACCGCTATTTTGTAATAGCAGTCAAATCATTTCTGAATTTTTCTGTGTTCTCAAACACAAAAACAGATTCTAATGGTTTATACTTATTTGGTTTAATATCCACAATGGGATTACCATTATGTAATAGTGTTCTTGCGATAGAAGGTTTAAGTATTACCTTATAATCCATTAAAACACCTCTAATCTAATTTAATATTATATTCAATTGTTTTCCCTTTGCCTTTTTCAAACACAACAAAAGTAGCACTAGGATCGGCAATGCGTTTCAATTGTATCGAATAATCATCTAATCCAATTATACTGCCTACACCTATACAACCTTTAGACATCCCAATATTAGAACTATTAGAATGATGTTTGTGACCTGAAACTACGTAATCAATATTCTCATTATAAATAAAACTATAATCTCTAATACTCTGAGCAACATCTTTCTCTTCACCATGAATACCTAAAATATTAAATCCTTGAATATTTACATATATCTTATCTATCTCATTTTTATTTATAGTAACATTTATATTATCTTTAAGGATCTCAGCAACTAATACATCAATAATTTTTGAAATATTTTCATGAGGGAACGAGCCTTTTTTGTTGTCTAATAATCTTAAATCTGTATGATTACCACATGTTGAGTAAAAATCAACTGAAATATATTTACTCAATTCATTTAACCAACTAGCAATAAAGTAGGAGTATTTAATTGCTGATTCTATAACTCCATACCTAAGATTCATTAATTGACCTATTCTAATCATACCTTCAAGTTCATCGCCTAGACTTAAAACCTTAATAGAGGTAAAATTCTCTTTGTTACAAATAGAAATAGTTTCCTCTAATAATTGCCACATTCTTTCTTCAAATATCTCAGGACTATATTTATTAAGTATTTCTCCTCTAAGTCCTTTAATTTCCAAATCCTTGCCATAATGTTGATCTGAGAAAACTAAAACACCATCTCTATAGACATTTTCATTATTTTTAATATGTATAATAGGAGGGGAGAGAGGAACAGAATTATTGATTGCTTCAATTGCTTTCTCAATAAACAATTCGTATCTAGCTTCTTCTTTAAGCATTTGGTTTAAATTCATTTTCTCAGTTTGAAGTTTAATACGCTCTTTTTTAATATTAATTTCCTTTAACTCTAAATCAGAAATTTTATTGTCTATAGCAACTTCCTTAACGACATCTTTATTAGGTAATTCGCCCTTGTTTTTACGATATTTCTTAAAAGCACATCTCAATGCCTCACCATTATGATATCCATGCTCGTTGGCTAATTCATCCCAACTATCAGTTATTTCTTTATTTCGCTTTTTATAACATATATCAATTAGATTTTTATCCATTAATAACCTCAAATCTAAAATTATTTTCAAATTAATTATCACAAATCGACCATTGTGATATACTATTTATTAAATTTCCTCCCAATATCCACAATCAGAACACAAATGAATAACTTTACCACAATAAAACTTTAGCCAAAATCTATTCATTCCACAGGCAGGGCAAGTAGTATATTCTTCTTCAATATTAAATTTTTCCATAATAAAAAATCCTCCTTTTGTAAAAGAGAATAGGGGGAGAGGTATATAAAATGTCCCGCCTGGGTGCACATTGTTAAGAGGCGTGGCGGGTTCTATCCTTATTAATGCAGTTTTTATCTAGGTTATACTGCAAAACCTATCTAGTATGATATAGGAAAGGCACTCGTCCATTCCAATTTCTAATGTTATTACAATCTGCCCACCCGTGACAGATATTTTTGTTGAATAGGGAGGGTGAGAAATCCTCCAAATAAATTGCGTCCTGAGAAAACGCCCTAACTACATATTTTTAGTTTTGACACAAGAGAGGAATTGCCGTTCTTCTCGTTAATTTTGTTATATCAACCAAAGCATCTCTAACCACGGAACCATTTATGTTTTTAATTTCTTTTTATATCTATCAATCAAAAATATTTGATTATGATTATATTTAAATCATTTTTCTTGTTGTTCTATAAAGAACATGCATAGCGATGCGTTTAGTGCTATTAATGAATATTGTACTAATGTAATATAGAATTATCGTATTTGTGAAGCTAACGACTAATGAAAGCGTTTAACGACTTATTCTTGTTTATGTATATTTAATATACATCATTTCCAGATGTTAAATTGTAATTCTTCTGCACAAAGTACAAATCTGCATTATTTGAGTTTTGAATATTCACCGCTATATAATTCTGCGATGGCTCGAATCGGCTTACAATAATTTGAGAATGCTTTGGTTTGGAAAAGTAAGGAAGGGAGGTGGTTGAATTCTCCCATCCCTATCTGTAATTATCGTCTACTAATATATTGATCTATAATTTCAGCAACAGAGTCATGGATATCATACAATCCCTCAAACTCCACTATATTCTGAAGCATTGCATTCTCAATCTGCATACTAAGAGTATCTGCTTTATTTAGCAACTTCTTATACAAATTATTTACATTATTTCTATCAAAGTCAATGGTTGATTTTACTACTACATCATAGCGATAAGATACTTGATTACCCTCAACATTGAACTTATAATCATTGCCAGTCTTTTTACTCTCATTCACTTTAATATCAACTAAAGATTTAAGAGTGTTTGCTAATTCTCTAGATTTCTTAGCATGTTCTACAGCAGAATCTAAAGTTAAATTAATTCCGTTTTCTTTCCAATCTAAAACTAAGTTTCTCTTAGCGTCTTCAATTGCTAAAGATAATTGTAATTTCTGATCAGTAAGTTGCTTAACAAGAAAAGCGATATCAACAATATTACATGGGTATGTACGTTCAGATGTCATGTCAATAGTTTCATCCGTAGTGTCTGGATTAGTTTTTGACTTATAATGAATTTCCTCAACTTTAATTGCATTGGACGTATTAGATAAGTAACGTGAAAGTGTAGAAATATTTCTTTCTAAGAAATTAAGATATCTAAATGATTCCTTGAGTGAAATGGCGTTTTGCGTATTGGACATAATATTTTCCTTCTTTCAATTATTATTTTGTTAATATAATAGGGAGAGGTAGGAGAATAAAAATTAATGATAACTTTATCCTACCTGTTCCCAAGGGTGCTACTAGGCACATATCTAATACTTACTCAACATCTTCTTGTTCTTCAGTTTGAATAGCAAATTTAACATATTGCCCAGAAAAATTCTTGATTAGTTCATGTAGTGTTTTTACACCTTCATCTGGTATATCTATCTCAATAGAATCATCTTCATTGATGCTAATAGTACCTTCAGTAGTAAGTTTATGTGTAATTTTCTTAATTTCTTTAATCATTTCTTTAGCCATTTATAGTTTAATTCCACCTTTTTTATTTTATTAACCACTATACCTTATGAGTATGTGGTTATAGGTTAATCAGGGTGCATATACTGAAGTATAAGACCTCTCTTAGACTTAATTCTTTACCGCATCAGAAAACTGCTTACCTGCTTTAAAACTTACTCTAAACGAATTTTCGGAAGTCCATTTTTCACCTTTACGATCACCAAATTGAATTGTACCTTCTGCTCCTTTAGTTGCCTTTTTCTCCCATCCACCAAAACCAACAATCAAGACTTTTTCTCCATCTACTACTGCATCCATTACTGTATTTGTAAAAGCTGTTAAAAATGCTTCTGTATCCTTTTTGGTTTGATTTGTTTTCTCCGAAATAGCATCGATTAATCCTTGTTTATTCAAAATTATTTATCCCCTTTTATTTTAAAATTATTATATATATTTGATTATATTCTATAAATCTGCAAACACCTTACTAGCTTTACTTCTTACATCCTCATCC